ATAGGGTGATAATTATATTCTTTTTCTGCTCTGTTGTCAGCACTGAATCGACTAAAATAGCTTGTAATGACTGAGTGCCACCGACACCCAAAGATACAGCCAATGGTTCTGTTTTGCTTGTCTGTGCAATTTCAAATCGTCCTGCCGGATTCTTATCCCATAACTTCAACTTGTCGGCAAAGTCATAATTCAGCACATCAAGCGTATAACGTATATCAGATTGAAATACCTTACCCATTGTCCTTTCGTGTACCTCAGCCTGACTTAGTGAACTGCCGTCCTCTATGCCCATTGTGGAGCCTAAAATTAACTTGCTTAACTCCTTATTTAATAGGTCATGAACACCTTTAAATAGTTCATTTTGCTGTGAGCTGCTTTGGTTTTCGATTTCACGTTCAACACCTGACGGTACTTGCACATATCCTGAGCCTGATTTATTCTTTTCAGCCTGACCGATCTGTGTTGCTATTTTCGGATCGCCTGTTTTGTCCTTGTAAACAGTGAAGTTATTTCCAGCCAACTCTACATAATTCATCATATCACCGGTCATATTCCTGATATGAATAGCGATTGGCGTAGCGTTTTTAAGCAGCCCTAAATCAGTTTTATTGCCAACAGGTAATACATATTTAAGTCTTTCATTAGTGTTGTATGGTATCGGACTTGTCCCATTTTGGTACTTATAAACAACCTCTGTGATCGGATCAACGTGCTTACGGTTAACAAGGTCATAAGTAAACCAATCGCCCTTACTATCGGTAAAGTCAAACAGGCTAAATCCCCAAAATTTAGTATCTAAAATATCACGTAAAAAGTTCTTAAACTCAGGTGATTGAATCCATGGTGTCATTGATTCATCAACTACACCGTTCACAGTGAAACGAAATTCTTTGCTCAACAGGTTTAATTGCCTTAACTCCAACAATGCTTTTAAGTGCGGGACGTAGTCTATTGACTCCTGGTATAGGTCATATAAAGAGTATCTAAGCGGTTTCCGCCTGGATTCTGCCAGTTGCAAGGCTTTGATATAAACGTCAATATCAACCGTCCTACGCTGGCTGGCTTGCGTGATAATGGTAAACTTGCCAATCTGCTCGGTTTCAGGGTTGACAATTTTATTCGTTATCCATCTGGTTTCAATTCCAAGTATTTTCATATCCTTGCTTTTCTCGTTGTTGGCATTACTGTTACCTGCGGCATTCTTATCAATGGTGTCAGTGCGTACCCTATCGCATCAATACAGTGGTTATGTTTATCGATCAGTACCGGTAATACATCACCAGTGCGCTTATCGGTCTTGTATGAATACAGCCTGAACTCTTCAGCAGTGTGCGGACAGTCAGGATGAATTATAACCTCTTCAAAGTTGCGAATAAAATCAACACGATCCTCAACGCACCCGGGCCATTTTTCTACTGATTCAATCCGGAACCCTGCACGTTGCATGTAGCTGACCAATTCAGGACGTGCGCTGTCTGCTCTGATCGTGTAGTTTCGGCTGTCTGGTATTGCATCGAATAAGGCCGGTGTATCGTCAATTTCACATCCGATTTTATATGATTCATTCCGTACATACAACGTCCTGTCTTTGATATAACACCGGATTGAAACAGTCGGATCGGTCGAAAACCCCCAATCAGCCCCGTTCAATGGGTAGCCATATGATTCATCTACATCGAATGAGGCAACCCGATATTTATTTTTGAATACCTGTGCATCGGTGTGTTGCCTGACTTCACCTAGCCAGATATGAGAATACGCATCGTAATCAACCCGTTTCAGGTATTCTGCTTCATCTATCGCCTCCTGTGAACAGTCCGGATTTTTTAGGTAACTGACATAACATGAATATGTCCGGGGTGGTGTGTTAATAACAAATCTTTGGTAAACAGGATCAGTTGCAAGGTCAGGATTAAACGAAATAAATATTTGACTGCCCGGCTTTCTTATTGTCGGTATTAAAATTGACCAGCTTTTTTCTGATACACTGTGAGCTTCCTCAACCCAACAATAATCAGCCCCCTCCAGCGATTTAAGGCTGTCAATAGTCATGCCATTCAGCCCCTTAAAAATAAATTCAGAACCGTTTTTGTGAATGATGGTTGTTTGCTGAATTGTGAAATCAGCAGAGCAACCAAGCATGTTGATTTGATTATCAAGCAACCTCAAAACTGAATCACCGATACTATTTTGAATTTCCCTTGTGCAGACAAATAGTTGCTTAGGTCTTATATAGGACTTAACTATAAAACTCCTGGCAATTTCCCATGATTTACGGCCACCACGGCCCCCGTAAAAGTTAAAATACCTATCATAGTAATTGGGATGATCTTTGTCGTAAAGCGGTAAAAACTCTGGTATGGTCTTTATCCGTGGCTTCATTTGATCACCTCGATTTCAAACCCGGTTATTTCAATGCCGCCTGAATGCTGAATTTCCTGCTTATCCCTCCAATCTGCTGTACGTCTATTCTTTAACCAAATAAAACAGGCTGCGGTGTCTGGTGGGTAATGCTTCGTAATGTCGGTCATAATTATCTGACCTTCATACATCTTAATATCAACTTCAGGATGTTCATATCCGTTTGCCCGTTTATAAAGACTTTCGGCTACTGTTGCATCGGCTTGAACCTTGCCCCTTTTAATGGACTCCGAAAAATCAGGATGCTCAATTTTCCATAAATGGATTGTCGATTCTGCCACATCGAAAAAGTCAGCCAATTCAATATCAGTAGCACCCAATAGACACAGTTTGTATGTCTGTTCGGAATACTCCGGTTTATACTTAGTCGGTCTGCCCACGTCTGCCATAGCCGTCAAAGGTAAGTAATTAATCAGCGTTTGTCAATAGGTAAATTTCACCCCTAAATGTCGGGGGCGTGGTTAATATTGGTTGTATAGGTCTGAAATAATCAGACTTAGCCGGTAGTTGGGCGCAATTAAGTGACCACATCCAAATTGACATAATCCTCAATCAAAAAACCATCGTTCCCAAAAAACAGACTACCCTTTTTGAGTGTCGTTTCTTTGTGCGGCTCTTTGGCTCTTGGTGTTCCGTAATGCGGAGTTGCAAGTTTAACATCAAATTTACGCCTTTGAATTAGTCCTTCGCACCGTACGCCATCGGAGTTGATGAAATAGACTTTATCACCTTCTTTTACCTTTTTCCCATTAAAAAGGGTAGCTGTTTTCTGTTGAAATAAGTTGAACATTATTCTGAAATTTAACTGCGCCCAACAGCGGTTTAGCGCAATGCCGCTGAAAGTGCAGTGGTTAATAATTAAGTTAGTTTATGCGGCACTGCGCCAAGCCGCAAACCGTTACCTTTCCCACGTATGCTCACATCTCCTGCACTGAAACTTATCCGGCCAGTCAAGAACCCTTGTTGAGCCGCATTCGGGGCAGGTGGGTTGTGTAATGGATTTGGTTATGGTTATCTGATCCGGGTCAAGTGCATCGCCGTATCCGTTCATTGCAGCGATCACATTTAATTCGCCATCTTTAAATTCGATCTTAGCCTTTACGTGTCCGGCAAAGTCAATCTCAAATGTTTGCGCCTTCCCCATCTCGCTTTCGGCAAAGCGGACACCGGCCATTTGATCCCACATAACAATCTCTCCTGCTATGTAGTATGCCTGCATTGGTTTTAGCTGAGGTTCGTTGATAATCATTTCCCTCATATTTTTTGCAGCTTGAACCTCCTCTGCTGTAAATTTTTGTTCAATCTTTGTCTGTGGTATCATGGTTGGTTGGGTTAGGGGTTTACAATACCTAAATTCTGTATTCTTGTGTGCATATTTTCAGACCACTGAATCTGCATTTCATCGGTAGCCAATGATTCGGATAGCATTTCCTTAAAATCAATTCCGTTGGCTGCAAAATAGACTATTGCTGATGTTATCAATCCAACTGCTGATTCTTTCGACAGCCACATTTTTTGTTGATCAGCACGTCCGGTAGATTTTGGATTCTCTACACTAAAAATATATGTATCATCCTCAAGTTTTCCGATTGATATAGTTCTGTGGTCTTTAAAGTCAGCCTGAATAAACTCTGTTATTTCAAGTTCACGTCTTTCGGATGTCCCTACACCCACAGTTATTTTTCCGTATTTTGGTTCTTCTTCCATCACTCTGTTGGTTTTTCGGTTATTCCTCATAAAGTTCATACTTCCGACAAATCTCATCTGCGTCAATCCGGCTTTTCACGTTGTAAATTTCTCCACCGTCTTTGATGTTTGCATCAATGTACTTTGTGCCCTTTAGAATTTTATATCGCTCCAGTCTGATTATAACGAGTTTCCTTTTATCGGCAAATGATATATCGAAAAATGACGGGTCTGTCATTACATCACCATTTGTCAGCCATTCACAAGCGTTGCACTGGTATTCCTTACGTGCTGTTCTGATTGTGTGTGATAATACTTCAGCCATTTTGTTTGGTTGTTTTTGGTCCGGTTAAGGTTAATTCGGTTCCGGTGATAGCGTAGTGAAGGTTCTGTAACTGGTGAACATGATCTAAAACCTTAGTATGTCCTGTTCCAAGTTGATAGCAGAAACTTTTATATGCATGTTCATACTTCACTATCGCAACTCCATTTCTTCCGTAAGGCTTTGAATAAAATGTTTCGTGTTTTATCCATCCCAACCTTTCAAGCCATTCCGGGGTGAGGGGGATGGGTTCAAATGCTATATAGTCACCTATATTTGAATCGTGACATTTGCCGTCATTGTAGTAAATGACGTTACCAAGAACACCAAAGACTTCAATAGCTTTTCCGTGGTAATTTACTAAATTTTTATGCCTCAGTTCATTCGCTTTCATATCGGTTCTGTTAATTGATTTTACATTCCATTTTCAGGGCGCTATCCTCAGTCAGTTGAGGTTAGCGATGAGGTATAACCAATTCATTTTTTTGAGTTGGCGAGTTAAGTCCGGCAGCTTCCATTTCCCGATGAAGGTTTGCAATAGCCAATTTTACATCAAGCGGAGCAATTCCGCCAGAAGTGGCTATTCTTACTGCATGACTTTTGCCTTCTGCTTTTATAGCAATGTAAAAATCACCATTACCACCTATAAAGGTTTCAAGTTCATTTTGATTTATGTCGCAATCATCTGTTAAAAGTCCCATGTTGTTTGAATTAATTTGTAAAAAATAAACTGGTCATACCGGCAATCCGTTAGCATCATAACAATTTAAACACAAAAGTAACGGTTTCATCTGCATCAATCGCCTGAACCTGAATATATCCGGTAAACTCATCTGCATAGAAAATCCACCGATCCTGGGCTACTTCACGCCAGCAGTGTTTATCGTATCCGTCCTGAACATAGAGCAGTTTGCAGTCAACAGGCATGGTCTTGTATATCTCGGTGCATATCCACCGGCCTGTATATTCGTGCCGGGTGTCCTCGGTGAATCGGTACGCTATGCAGGAGTTCTGGCACTGGTATTCTATGTAATCCTTTGCCGTCACGGTTCGTTGCCATTCGCTGTACAGGTGCATGTCCTGTTTTACCCTGGCTTTGCGGTTCTGTAACATCAGGGTTTGACTGAACCCGGATAGGGTCAGCAGGATTAGGATGGTGGTTATGGTTGGTTTCATGGGGTTGGTTTTATTATTGCCTTTGCTTTTCTGATTGCATTTTTTTCATTGATAGCATACACAATATGGCCGTCAATGTTAAACTCTTTCAATCCTTTTCTTTTCAATTCAATTATTTTATTCTCTTTTATTTTCTTTAATTCAGCTCTTTCATCTTCTGATAGATAAAAATCAGAATTACTTTTATGCGGGCTGTTAAATATTCCAGCCATCGCATACATTAGCATAAGTTTATACATTTGACTTTTATACATTTTCATCCGTTTTTAAGTTTACAATCTGGTTAGTTCTGGCTGTATAGGTCTGACTTTTGCAGACCTATTTCGGAGTTATATTGCATTTAAAAGAACCGCACTTTTCAAGTTACTCGCTCCGTCCGATGGGTCGATAAACATTCCATAATTAAAATACAGATTGTTTTTAGTTTGCAATATTATTTCCGTTGTTCTTGCTTTATTTTCGACTATTTCAAAAACTTTGAAACGGAATGATTTTCTTGGATGGTCGTGAACATCTCTATGAAATTCACAAGCAATCACATCACCTTTTTTAAGGCTTTCAAAATCTTCTTTCGTTTTTAACTCTTTAGTTTGTATCATTTTAAAATATTTAAGTTGTTAATAATAAACGCAATATAACACCGTGTATAAGCAATGGCACATAAGCGGTGTAGGTAATTTGAAAGTGTGCACAAGTGCCACTGCTCATACACGAATCGTTATTTCTCCCCCGTTTCAATACACAACATCGCCTCAGTTGACCGCTTTAATACAACAGAAAACAGTGCTGAAACATCCTTTTTGAACTGCTTAACCTGATTCCGGTTAACGAGAACGCTGGTTGTAAAGTAACCGATCTTTTCACCGTTAACTAAATCTACCCTGAATATGTGGACTTGTGCGGTCATAGCTAAATGTTTTCGATTAGTTTCTGCCTTATTTTTGCCTTTTGATCTTTACTGATACTTGCATTTTTATCTACATCAGTAAGGAAATTTAACATCCTTTGATTTAATTTTGATGCAGTTCTAAGCGAAATATTGTATATCCGCTTTCTTCTTTGCGCATTTGCTTCGTCAAATCCTGCTGGTATAAACATTTTAATCCGTTTTAAGACGTTTTTACTCTTGCGTGTACTCTTTGTTGATTTAATCCTGATCGTTCGCCTACGGGCTTAATTTGAAGCGACAGGGGTAAATTTGCCCCTGAAGTTAATCTGCTGGCTCGTATGTTTTGCTAAATATATCAGGCTTGCAAGGGTAAAATTCTCCGCTTACGCCTTTAATAATCCAATCAAGGTTTGATGCAGTCATCACACCCTCTAATGTTCTTATGTGGAGTTCTTTGCTTTCGTAGGCAAGTTCTTCTGCATTTTCATAATTAATTTTACTTCCGTGAAAATCTTGCATAAAGTTCATCACTTCATCAAAATTTTTTGCATCTGCGTTCCATTGAACAGCCTCAATGATAACTGGTTTTTTTCTAAATTTTGGCATTGCTTTGTTTTGTTAGGTTACTATTCGGGTTAATTAAAAATGTTTTACTGCTGTTTCCCGCCTGTCCTTGTGCGGGTCGATTATGCGGTCTGTGATGTACTGTTGCTGATCGGTCGATGGGAATAGTTCGGATATCATCGAATCAACCATTATCCGGTAATGATTGTAACAGGTGTATCGCTCATGAACCCGCTTGATTGCATTTAGTACAGTTGCATGATCAAAATTACCGAGTTCTACCCCTGTAAATGCTAATGACTTACCCAGCCCGATTTTGATCAGTGTCATTGCCAGTTGCCGGGGTTCTACAATTTCGGGCCGGTTGCAGGCCATTGTGATCTGTTCATCTGTCAGGTCGTGGAACTGCGCTATAACCTGCCTGATTCGTTCCGGTGTCGGTTGCTCCGGCTGTGGTTTCGGTCTGAACTGGTCGGCATATTCGTGCATTAACCGAACTATGCCCGGGTAATCAATCAATATGCAATCATCTATTGGGTTCGGCTCTAATCCGTGTTCAGATAGTATTTCATCCGGTGTTTTCATGTGGTGGTGTTTAGTGCAAAGTTACACAATGTTAATAATTTGTCAACAGGTTTAAATGAACATGTGTTCAGAATGCCGGGGTTATTCGTTCAATGCAGCGGCGGATCAGGTCGAATGTTTCTGCTTTGTTGATCGTTTGCGGAGTAACCCGGATAAGGCTTAATCCTGCTGCGGTTAGTTCATTGTATTTATCCAGATCATTCAGGAACCCAACTGAATGCGTATGCCTGCCGCCGGACCATACCCCGCCCTCTTTTTCGATTACCAACCCGTACTGAGGCAAATAGAAATCACATCGCCATTTGCGTTTTGGGTGAAATCGGTACTCTGTAATCACCTCTGTATCGAACCGGCGTTTAACTTCCTGAATAAATGCGATGTCCTGAATGTTCATACTGCTGCAATTAAATCGTTCAAATCAAATTCATTCTCAATCAGAAAATCAAAATATTCCCTGAGCGCAATTAAACGGGCTGCGTTTTTTGTGATCTCATGCGTGTCGATCTGCTTTATTACAGCGTTTGCAATAACTCCGGCCGTTGTGGTGCTGCCATCTTTAAACAAAGTTTGTGCAGATTCGGCCTTAACCTGTGTTTTTGCCCGTTCAAATATTTCGGCATAGCGTTCAGCGGTTAAATTTATCAGCCCTATTTTCTTTAGGTGCGTAAACTTTGAGCCGCCAAAGTCAACAAGTTCGCCTGATTCACGGTATTTTGTGAATGAAGTCCGGCAAGCCTCGTTCATTATTTCGGATATTTCTACTTCGGTTAGTTTTTCTTCTGGTTCGTCTTGCATGGCTTGCTTTCTGATTACTTCAATTCGGTTGAATGATTCCTGATATGCTTTAAAAAACTGATGGCAGGTCTTTACATTTATACCCATGTATTCTCCGTATTCGCCCCGGATTCCGTTTTTTATTGCCAGTCCGACCTCTTTTATTGATAGCGTTTTGAAGTAGGTAAATAGATCGTCTGCCACACTATCGGCCAGAACCAACATTGAGCGGTTTATTGTTTCCTGCGTTTCGCCTTTTACGGCAAAACCTGCATCTGAATAGGCTTTTAATAGAAACCCGTTACATTGCCTTGCGATTTCCTTAACCGACATTGACAATATTTTAGGGCTGTTCTGCTGGGCTTCGATAACGGCCATTTCAGCACCGCTATATTTTGCCGGGACTTGTCCGGTGTATTTTACAATCTCATCCATTTTCCTCTAATTTATCACGTTCATCCATCAGTTTATTTACGCCTTCGTAAGTGTCCATCAGGATTTCAATGTTTGTCTTTTTGCCAAGAATCGGATATTTAGGTTCAAAACCGTTTATACCGGGCTGTATCGTATTTCCTGAATTTGAATTGTTATTTTCCCAAGTATGAACGGCTGCTTTCCAGTCCTTCATCGGATTTCGCCCTACTTTCCAGCCGTTTGATTCGTAATAGTTGAAAAATTTATTATGGTCAATATTGTTTTTGCGTTCAATGCAATATGATTCAATTTCTAAAAGTGATGGTTTAATAAATTTATTTTTCTTTAATTTACTATCATCTTCTTTACTATTATCTTCTATACTTTCCTTTCCTGCTTCGAGGGGGGCTTTAGCATGGCTAAAGGGGTGCTTTTTATTTCCACGTCCACCACGTTTACCCGCTTCTGAAAGCATTGATCTATAAGCTAAATGATCATTTACCCTTTCTGAATAAATGCCATCTTCATTTTCTTTAAGCAGGTCAATTTCAATCATAAAATCAATCAATTTTATTAACTCTGCTTTAGCCATGTTTAAGCCAAGTGAAAGCCCCCCTAAAGCCCCCCTTTTTATTGTTCCATCTGATTCGCAAAGTGATTCAACTATTCCAAAGAAAACGCCGTAACCGTGCCATCCGTACTCTGATCTTAAAGTTAATACCTTTTGATCATTACGGGCGTTGTAATCGTGGTCAAAATAAAATGCGCTCTTTCCCATGACCTTATAAAGTAACAGCCATAAACAAAATACCCAGGCCGCCACAGGGTACGAGACCCAAGCCCAGGTAAATGTTTATGACTGTATTTGTTGATTCGTGTAACATTCTCGTAAATTTTGGCATTACAAATATACAAAACTTTTGCCGGATTGGTGCGGTTTGGTTAAAATAATTCTTTCTGATTGAATGTGTCGGTTAGTGATTTTAAATTTTTCTTTGACAAATCATAATATGATTCCTTTAATTCAAACCCTATCCCAAAACGGGACATTTTAACAGCCTGCCATACTTCCGAACCGATACCCATAAAGGGGGTCAAAACAGAATCACCTTTATTAGTGTACAAGTGTATCAATCGTTCAATAGTATCAAGCTGAAGCGGGCAAATATGCTTTTCATCATTATCATCACGGCCATCTCTCCATCCCTGTAATGTGTTTGAATAGTTAATATCCATCCAAACCGGTGAAGCGTATTTTTGCCATAAATCAACAGGCATATCGGTATTTGTTACCGGGTCTTGCCGATCTCCATCTTTGCGAAAAATAAGCACGTAATCAGGTAAACCAACCCGGCTCATTGTGCTATCCTTTTTAATCTGCTTATGAAGCAATCCAAGAGCCTTTGTCCTTTGCATTTCAATAACCGGGTCTTTCCAAATAGTAACCCGTGAATGATAAATAAATCCCTCATCCTCAAATGCCGTTCTGATCATCCCTGTAAAGTCACGTAATCCGATAAACCCCTCTTTCCCCTTTTGAATAGGAATATCCATGCAATGAATAGCAACATTGCGCCCCGGCTTAATAACCCTGTAAAGTTCCTTAACCAAATATCCAAACTGAATCAAAAATTCATTGTAGTCCTTTGAGTTACCCATATCCTCTAAATGACTGGAATAAGTATAAAGTTCAGCGAAAGGCGGGCTGAATACTGAAAATCCTACCGAATCATCGGGTATTGATTTTATCAACTGAACGCAATCACCTCTTTTTATCGAGTAGTATTCGTTTGATACAGATTCAATATCAAGGTCATTATTTTTAAGCATATTACCGCTTAAATTTGCATTTACAGCAAGGCTCATTTCGTTCTGCATGATTTCAAATTGTTTTTGTTTATTGTCAATTGACTGTTTTACATTACTCATAGTATCGGTTGTGATCAGGTAAATGTTAACCTGATCTTTTTGACCAAAACGATATGACCGCCTTATAGCCTGATATAATCCCTCAAAACTGAAATCAAGTGAAGCAAATATCTGATTATGGCAGTTCTGGTAATTCATTCCGAAACTTGCTATTTTAGTTTTTGTAATCAGGATTCTAAATTCATTATTTGCGAACCCTAAAAGCATTTTTTCTTTATAATCATTTGAATCAGATCCAGAAACTTCAATAGCATCAGGAATCAGTTTTCTTAATAACTGGCCTTCTTCATTTTGCTTAATCCAGATGATAAAATTTTCATCCGGTTTGCTCTTTACAATTTCAGCAACTTCATGCAACCGTTCATTTTTAGTCAGCCTTAATTCTGCATTAAAGTTCGTGGCAGATATTATAGCATCATTGAATAACTGCCCGTTATTTCGTTTCGGTGTAATTATTTGACGTTCGATTAAATTAAGACTTGGCAGATCAAACCCGCACATTTGAAAACCTATATCAGTAGGTTTATTTAGCATTATTGACCATGTGCCAATAAACTGATAGAACAACTTTAAAGCATGACCTTTGATTCTCCATTTTGCTGTTTCTCCCCCATCGTGAATAAAGTACATTGCAAGCATTTCGTTCCTTGTCATAACATCTAAGAACTCAGAATGATTACCAAGCTCCATCGGATCGTTTGGCGATGGTGTTGCAGTGCAAGCTAATTTATAAGGAGTTTCTTTAAATGATTCAAGTATCAATCGCTTTGTAGCACCTTCAAAGTTTTTCAAAATTGAACTTTCATCCAAAACAATGCCACCAAAAATAGAGCAATCTATATTTTCAAGTTGCTCATAATTTGATATGAATATTCTTTTTATTCCAGAGTGGTCTTCTGAAGTTACAATCAATCCATTGTTAATGAACCTCGATACTTTTATACCGAACTTTAAACCCTCTGCAATAGTCTGTCCTGATACAGCCAAAGGTGCTAAAATTAATACAGGCTTACCGGTGTGCTTCACTACTTTATCAGCCCAATCCAATTGCATCAAAGTTTTACCAAGTCCGCAATCAGCGAATATGGCATACTTACCAGCTTTTAAAGCACGTCTAACAATGAATTTTTGAAAATCAAATAGGTTTTTATTCAACAATGAATCATCGATTTCAAATCCTGATTCAATGTGGTTTTTCTGTTTTGTTTGCAGGAACTCATTATATTCCATGTGGCGGTAGAATTTAAAACCCCTCCCCGGTTCAGGGTGGCCGCCCCTCCCCGGATTGGGGTTGAGTTAGTTTGTGATGTGTCCGGCCAGACAGTAGCAAAGATAGGTCAATCC